AACGACGGACTCATCAATCTTTCTGGTTAGTACTAGTCTTGACATAATTCATTTGCTATAGCAGCTGTCGTAGCCGCCTTCAGCATCCAGTGGTAAGTCAGGTGCCCAGATGGGCGGGACGCACATGTGCTCAATTAACTTAGACATTGTAGCATCAGGGTTATTAGCTGTACCAATAATTACGACCTCATCGTGGATGGTGTGAACAACATCGACATTGAGTTCGGGGTCTTTTTGGATACTGAGCATAGCGTCACTGATTACGATTCTCGATAGGGCTTGAACGACGTTCTCTGTAAGTCGTCCTCCCCACGTAGTTTCTGTTTTAGCTGTAATCTTTTCAGGTACTGCTGGTGAGGTGTGTATAACATCGACTAACTTTGGAACTTCGTTAGTTTTTGCGTTATCAAACTTATCCCAATCGTATTCGCCGTTTGGAAGTTCGTATTCATAAACCTCTTCAGTTTCTGTCCATGTTTTAGCTTTGATTGCTTCTACTTTTTTAACAGAAGAATCGTAGGTTAGGTTCCCATCTTCAAATCTGAGATTGTTGTAATGGAGAGCTAACCCATTCGGCAGGTGTATTTTGTTATTGTCAAAGAACAGGCCATGCCAGTGCTCGTCGTATGTGGGGTTGAGTGTGCTAGCGAGCTTGAGTTCGAGCTTCTGCCACAGTGTTGGGATTCCTGAGTACGCTGTACGGTACGTGTTTACTACGTTGTACGCTTCATCAGTCGTGAACTTCATGGATGGACCCATAGCTCCTGCTTCTAATGTTGCTTGGAACTTTGCTGCACCCATGCCGTAGCCAAGGCCAAGGACGGCGGTCTTACCCACAAACCGTTCGAGTGGGTCATCAACTTTGTTGATTGACCTGCCGTAGATTTGAGTAGCTAAGTTACTGTAGATATCGTCACCTTTACGGAACTGCTCAAGCAAGTCTTCTTCGTCTGCGAGCCAAGCAAGCATCCGTGCTTCGATGTTCGAGAGGTCGGCAACGAAGACCAGCTTACCTTCTGGTGCCCGTAGCGACTTTCGGAGCTGCGAACCACGCGGTAGGTTTTGCATGTTGATCTTTTCTGTTCCAGTCCATCTCCCTGTGTGCGCTCCGTAGTAGCGTAGGGGTATAGGCATGGTGCCATCAGGGTGGATAGCGTCTATGAAACGCTGCGCCCTAGTCTCGTTGATTCTGGACTTGACAGCTTTACGCGCGTCCCATATATGCTTGAACTGCGGATACATATTTTGCATCTGGGTGAACGCTTTGTCGTTTTTACCCAGAGCAGGAATGTCCTTTCCTGTTGTAGGGCTTTTCTTTATAGGGGGTACAAGTCCCATTTTGTAAATATGTTCTGCAAACTGTTTGTTTGAGCTAAGAACCTTGCGGTCGATACCTGAAGCAGCGAGGGCAGCTTCGCTGTTATCTATTTCTTGATCGCGAAACGCGATTAACGCTTCACGGTCTGCGATAAACTTTGGCTCGCAGAACATACGACATGTCATGTCGATGAGGTCTAGCTCAGACACCGGCATGTCCCATACCATTTTGTTATACAGAGCATAGGTAAGATCAACGTCTTGAATACAGTAACCGGCTATTGCAGATTCTGTCTCAGGGTCGAGATCATAGATGCCTTTAGCGTCGGCCAGCTCGTCGCCTTTCCGCATTGATGTATCTTTTGGGAAGAACCTGACGGCACAGTCTTTGAGGCGAGCTGATTGGCTGGGCGCTAGCGCGCGAGACATAGCAGCTGTGTCTGTGTAGTAGTACGGTCTAAGGTTGTAGATACGGTTGAGGATGTAGCCATCGAAGTGCGTGTTGTGGCAAGCCAGGGTTGTCATATCCCAATCGATGTCATGGAGCGCGGCTTCCGCTTCGTCTTCACCAAACCATTCGGTTTGCTCGTCATCGATTTTGATACCTACGCCCCAGACTTTGAACTGTTCGTTTCGAACGTAGTCCATTGTCGTCATTTTTGTAAGGCTCAGTTTTGTGTCGTAGTACGTCTCGAAATCTAAGGTTACAAGCATTATTCTTTTCCACCATCAATAATTCGGAGGGGAATGAGTCGATCTTTATCTTGCAGTCCAGTAAACAAAGGCTCTTGGTATAGTGGTTGTAGAATTCCATCTTTTTGATAACTGAGAAGGGCGTGCGTTGTAGCGCCTTGCACCCAACTTTGTACTTCTTTACTTGTTTCTTTTGCAGTCCATGCGTCGTTTTCTTTTTCTCTAAGCGTGAGTATCTGTGCGAAATACCTAGCAATAATTGTTGTTACTTCATGGACTAATATCGCTTCGGGTACAGATTGAAAATGCTCATCTAGTAGCCCTATAACATCTTCTTGTAGGGCTTTTACATTTTGGTTGTAATCGTCAATAGTCATTTCCATTAAAACATTTCCTGTTGGGTAGGCTGTTGCTGGTGAGCGTAGATTTGCCCTTCGTCTTTACGGAAACTGTCGATTAGATCAGCATGTATTTCTGGATAACGGTTACGGACCCACGTCCTGACGTATACGTCGAACTCAGGGTGCATTGCATCTTGCTGAAGCTGGGGTAGTGTTTTGAAAAACTCTTTTAATTCCATACGTCCTCCTGACGTTATTTCGGATATAAGTTATTTCCTATAATGAGTAAGTCACTTGTGCTCGTTATGCAGATTGTTTTAACTTCGAACCGCTCTTCGATTCTTGTTTTCTCTGCAGAACAGAGCGTTTGTTGCTCTGGTTGGTTGTAAGTTAGTAGGTTGTACCAAGCACCAACAGTGATGACATATAGCGTTGTGATCACTTGACTACTGTTGGATGAGCCAGCTCAGCTTCGATCAGCTTGTCGAGAAAGGCTTTAGCTTTGCGGAGGTCTTTTAATGGTGCGTTTTTATACGGCCACCGGGCCATGTATTTTTTAACGCTGCCATCGAAATAGCCTTTGCCGTTATCTGGTTGGCTACCTGCGATGTAATCCCACGTTTCGATAACGCCGTTAGTGTAGTGGGGCGGGTGAGTAACATCATCTGCAGGTGAACAGGGTTGATCAGCTGGCATGTCGTATGGATCGACATAGTGTGCAGCAGCTGCTTGATCCCATTCTTTGGGGGGTATATCGTTTATTTTGGTTGGTTTCATTAACATCAGCTACTTTCCTAGTAGTTATAAATAGTACCAGTCCTAATATTATTGATCAAGCTCAGCTGTCTCTAAAATTGTTGTCAATTTATTGATAATTGCAGCTAGGGTTTGTTGTTCGTGATACCCAAAGCGGGTGTATAAATCTTTTGATTGGTTTGTCAGCCCGTCTGCGAATGCAGATAGGTCAGTAGCGAATTCGGCTAGTGGTTCGGGGTTCACTTGTCTTCCTTTTTCTTAACCGTGGGTTTATTCCACGGGTGGGTTTTCTTTTGTTTGTGCCCGCGCTGGGGCATGTGAGGTGCTGGTGGTTTCGTTTTTTCGTTTAGATAATCGTTAAATGTAGTAATCGTCGCGCTCCACTAGTTTTTGGTAATGTATAAAGTCTTCGATTGCAGGCGCATATGTCCACGCACGGCGAAGCCAAGAGTTTGCGGTATCGCACATTTGACGCATTCCGGTGTAATCACCGTCTACGGTCCAGCGAACTTCTTTTGGCAAGTTAGTTAACTCCTTTATTCAATGTGAAGGCGGATATCTAGTTCTTTTATTATGGTTTTGCAGACGCTCTCAACATCGTCTTGATCTACATATTCTTTGGCGTAAAGCCGGTCATCGATAATGTCATCGTAGGCGTAGGTTTCTATGCAGTCTGTGGCTATTTCCTCGATTTGTTTCCTTGTTTCTGCAGTGAATTCTCCGTCCTTATCAATGAGTAAGTTAATTGGGTTTTTGAAACCTCCACCTTGGTTGCCTAATTGTTCTTCGATTTGTTCTTTGACGATAGTTTCTACTAACGGTGAGGCGGTTAATTGTTTCGCGACTGCACGTTCCATTAGCAGCGAGTTGTCTAATTGTTCACGGACTACTGCTTGCACTTGTGCTTCGAGGAGCGGGTTCATACCCGTATTTTCTGGGTTTACACCTAATTTTTCACTGACTCGTTTATCTATGAGCTGTGTTAACCACGCTTCAATTTGTTCTATTAAGTTATTCATTTCCTAACTCCTTTTAGTCAATGTGTTCTTCTATGGTTGTCTGGATTCCTTCCAGGTTATTGTTGAGTCGCACTAGCTCATCAGCAATTGTTTGGATTGCATCGAGCAGCTGCTGGGTTTGTTCGTCGTTCACGGTTCGCGGTCCATGCGGGGGGTAAGAATAATACCGTGGGTACTACTCATAGGCCAGCGGAGTTTGTGGTTTTGGTGCTATTAACTTGCCATTTTGAAGCGATTAGTAGCTTGCTTGATAATGACTTCGTGCCGCTGGCTAAC